TGTTCTGTAAGTTCGTTTCCCTCTATTTCTTCGTAGTCTCCATTGAACCAAACTCCAATAAAGTTTCTGAACTCGTCTTCGTAATTACATTTGAGTATTACTTCTTCATCTATCATTGATAAATGATAGTGTAGACTTTCTAGGTAAGGAATTACTGGACTCCATGCACTTACAATGTAAGCACTATATTCATCAGCGTCTTCAATATGAGCCCACTTGGCTCCTATATTTTCACAACCCCAACTATACCAGTTATCTTCATCATAGCCTTCTAAGAAAGGGTGTAGTTCTATTTGTTTCCACTCCCTAACTGTTATTGTGCCATCTCCATGATAACTAGGTCTTTCAATATCTTCGTGGTAGTTAGTAAATAACTTATCCCACTCTTTTTGTACTGCAGGGTTTCCGTCCACAGTAATATAATTATATACATGATTTGCCATTAATAAACTCTCCTAACTATTCTTGGTATAATTTCACCACTTCTTATTACTTCTACTTTGCAACCAATTTCTAAACCCATATCTTCTATGTATTTAGCATTATGTAAAGTTGCTTTACTTACTGTTGCACCATCAATATCTATAGGTTCTAGTATTGCTACTGGAGCAACTACTCCTGATTTACCTACATTCCATACTACATCGAGAAGAGTGGTTGTTACTCCTTTCTGTATTTGTTTAAGTGCATACGCACCTCTTGGGTGGTGAGAAGTATAACCCCTGCTTTCAAACTCAGTATTATCATTTATTCGAAATACAACTCCATCATCTGGGTATTGAGTCCAATCACTATCCATGACTGTATCAAATCCATACTTTGATAGTTTACGTAAATCACATGACCATCTGGGTTCTTGGGTAGGGGTGATACCATATGCAATAAAGTGTAAATCTCTCTCCTTAAATTCATTGATATCCTTTAAGTTAAGAGCACCTGCCGCATAATTCCTTGCATTTTTAATTGTTTTTGGTGCTACAACCTCGCCTGTCACTTGAAAATATGTGCCAAGACAAGCTCCTCTGAGCTCTGTAGGAACCATTGTTTCCATTTGTCTTGTTATGTCCAGTCCCTTCTTGCCATCTCCTCGTGTCAAGGCTCGGTGTAATTTGCCGCCTACATAGAGTAAAGATACTGCAGCGCCGTCCAGCTTAGGACTAACGATTACAGTATCTTTATAACTATTAAACGGGTCTTTAGTACTTACTTCATTACTAAAAACTTTTTGTAATGAAAACATTTGAAAAGCATGAGGATAGCGATTGTCATTACTAGATGCGCCAACATCTTCATAATTTACTAACTCAGCTAGTCTATCAAATTCTGCATCAGACATGATAGGTTCACCTTTATAGTAGGCGACCGCTGCTCTTCTTAAACTTTCTTTTATATTTTTCATTTATATATTATATCAAAAATAACTTGCGATGTCAAGAAATATTTTTAGTTTAGGTAAATTTCATCTAAAATATCTTTGAAGTGAGTTTCTAAAATATTTTTACTCTCTGCTAAAGAAAGTATTTCTACTAAACCTTCAAATAATCCTTTGGAGTTATTGAAGTCTAACTTCATTGCGACACCGTCTTTGGAGGGTTTGAAGTCTCCATCGAAATCTAAATAGTACTTTCTGAGATGTAGATACTCTATATCTCTAAAGGTATTTATTGTGAGTCTTATCTGTTCTGTGCCATCTTCGGTTTCTGAGATAATTTTCTCATAAATCTCAGGCGCCTCATGTAACTTCATCTTTTATTCCTCAGAATTGCACTAAGGGGAACAATGCTAGTTACATTCTTGGGCATCAAGAGGCGATAAGAATCTGTATCCCAGCAAAAAAGCAGGACTGTATCATTACTTTCTTTAGCCCTGTTCTTTTTGCTTTGGATATATTTGTTATCGAAGTCTAAAGTACAAACATTATACTTTAGTTTTCGAGAGTTGGTACTCCTGTATGTAATGATTGCGTCTCCACACTCATTTACAGCTCGTATGAACTCATCTTTTTTCATTTAATACTCCAATTACTATTAAGAAAACTCTTTCTTTCTAGTAATTGGGTAGTATTAGTTAGTCATTGATTGCGTTGATAATCCCTGTGAAATATACAGAAGCTTTACCAGTAAGTTTACTGATAATATCTTCATCAATCTCTTGACCTGCATCACTGATTGCAGCACTCAATGCTTCTGCTGCGTCAGCTTTACTTACTCTAGTGCCACCACCTGTTGATGATTTGCTAGAACTTGTTGCAGGGGATTTCTTAACATATACGCCAGCTTTAGTAAGAATCATTCTGACTCCGTTAGGACTTTCTCCTAACTCTTCAGCTATATCCTTTACAATCTCCATACTTGTTTCTGGAGTTGGTTCTGCGTCTGTATACATTTCAACTGCTTGTGCTTTGGATTCATCTGTCCATGCCATGCGTCTTCTCCTATTGTTTTTGAGAGATTCAGGCATGCCTGGGCACCACCCTGTTTTTTCTCTCATTTGTTGGTAAAATCTATCACTCATAATAAATATTATACAATATTATAAGTGCCGAGTCAAGAACTATTTTTCGATACCTCAACCAAAATGATTACGAATCACATTGAGTTTATCTTCTGCGTGTGCTATAATCTCTACTTGGGTTTCGATTGCTTGTACGAGCTCAGGGTGTTCCCCTATACCTATTGAGTTTCGCTCGTATGTTTTTATATTAGCGTGTGCTACAGCTATTTCTCCCTCTAGTTTTTTGCATAATGCGTCTAATAAATAATTCATTTTCTTTCCTTTAATGCGTTTACATATCCCAATATAAACCTCTTTCTTTTATAGTCTGACACTATTACCTGCCATAAAGCAGGTGCCACCACCAAATATAAAAAACTTAATATTATAAAGTGTAAACTCCTATATTTTTGTAGCAAAGCTATTTCGTAAGTATCAACTAATCTACGAATTATACCAAATGTTCTAAGCATTAGCATAAGCCAAGTTGACAACCAAAACGCAGCTACAATTTGTAGTACGTCCATTGCTTTCTCCTTATTTATAGATGTCTATTCCGTATTCTTTTAAATGTCGTAAACTACCTAAGTCATAAGCAAGTGCATGTGACCAAAATCCGCCAATCTTTTGCCACCCAAAGTATTTTGTATCAAAGTCTGTCATAGTAATAACAAATATTTGATACATTTTTGAGTCGTATGTTTTTTCATAATTTGTAGCATGCTCTGTGCAATGCTTCTTGATGATAGCTATAGTATTGTATTTGGCGGACCATACTCTTTCATCTATGTCAAACTCTTCTGCTACACATTGTTCTGGTAGAATTGGAGTTCTATGACGATATACTGACATCTCAGATTTTGTAATCTTTTGAGGCACGCCAACATTGTCAATTAAGTTGCGAACAAAGGTAGTAGACCTAAATAACCCTTTTGCTATTTCTGAGACTGTTTGTCCATCTAGGTATCTTTCTATTGCGTCTCTTTTCTCTAGGTCTGTAGCTCTCTTACCTCTGTTCTGAGCTTTTCGAGTAGCTCTATACTCTATTATATCTTTGTGCTCAGCTATGATACTACCTAACCTTGTTGTATTATAACTAATATTTAGCATCTCACAGGCAACCTTTTTTGTTATCGGCTGCTCGCCTTCCAATAGTTCAATTACTCTGTTGAGATTAGCCTCATCTAGTTTTTCATGTTCTCGTTTTCTAGTTTGTCTCATCTGTGCCTAATAATATAATTGCATAATGAATAATCTTTAATAAGTCTTGTTCATTTTTGCCTTGTTTTTTCCCATATCTTTTTGCATACTTTATTACATTTCCTAGACAGAATCCTTCTCCATGCCCTGAGTCTATAATAAACTCAGTTGCTTGTATTTTATCTGTGCTGTAATGTTGTTTGTATGTTGAATCAATGTAGAGTTTTACAGTTTGCAAAACTTTATCTTCATTGAATTTATACTTAGCTTTTTTGTTTCCAAGTAGTGTTTCCGTTTTACTACTAAATATCCCCATCTGCTCTCACTTCTGAGCGAATGACTTCGAAGCCATTGGGATATCTTTTTTCTAGTTTTCTGATGTTTTCGTCCATGACTTCATGTGGTGTAAACCCCAAGGCTATACAACCCTGTGTCCAATACCATAGAACATCTCCTAGTTCTCTTTTCATGTGAAATATCTCATCATCTGTAAACTGTGTGTCTGCTTGAAATATTTTTTTCTTTACTACTTCTGCAAACTCTCCACTCTCAGCCATCATTCCGATAACTGAAGTCATTAATCTTGCTACTTGCATTTCTTCGTGTCTTTCGGAACCATCGCCCTTGTGGCTAGTTACTCCTGTTAGACACCCTAATCTATCTTGTAATTTGTCAGTATTTTTACTTGCTACTGATGTTGTCATGTCTACGAATCTCGCGTAGTCATTAAATTTTTGTTCTGTCAATTTCTTCCTCCACTATGTTTTGTATGTCTGATAATTTATACCAAAAGCTTGAATACATAGACTGTCTGCCATCTTGATATACCACTATATATCTTTTATATCCATATGGTCTTTCTGAGAATATTCTAGCAAATGGATATCCTGCGTGAGAATCATAAGTATGTTCTAGTAATCTCATCTTGTTATCCTTTGTTCATAGTCGGCATACTCTTCATTCCACCAACTAGGCTTGCCCCTTACTTTCCAACTGGCGAAGGTTGCTTTGTCTTTGTGGTAGAACTTTCTGTAGGCTTCGACTGCGTTGTCTCCTTTAAGCGAGTCAGGCATAGCTTGTGCAAATGGTGTAAGTCCACGCCTTGGTATACTGATGTCGGGTAGTAATAGTATGCAGTCACGCACTGATTTATGCGATTTTCCGTATCTAACTCCGTATTCTTCGTCAAGGGCGAGTGCCAGACAGTAGAGCCATTCATAGTTGTCGAGACTTTCGCGTACCCATATGCTACAAGGGTGATTGTGCATAGTAGGAAGATAAGGAAAATCCCTTGGCTCATTTTGTTTTTGTTCTTTAACTGCGTTCCATTCATCTGATTCTAGTTTTCTTGGTATGTCGCCGACATACTTGTTAATCCAATGTGCTGTACAAAGCATCTGTGCTGACTCCAGTATCATTTTGATAACATGGCGGTCAACATGAGCTTCTGCGCACTTGTCTATATCTTCGTCTAATATAAAAATATTCATAATGATATTATACTAAATTTTGAGGGCGGTGTCAAGTATTATTTTACGATATCTGAGAACTCAGTATATCCACCAACGGATTTATCGTTAATAAATATTTGTGGGAATGTTCTGGCGGTGGGTACTCTTTCGAGTAAATGATGAAGTTCATAATCTATACCAAGCTGTTTGTAAGTATATTTTAATCCCTTTTGGTGTGCTAGCCTCTTTGCCATATCACAATACGGGCATTGTTCTTTACCATATATCGTTACTGACCAAGGGCCTCCATCTTCTGTAGGTGTTTCTACCATTTTTTCTCCTTAATTCACGAAAAGAAATAGCCTATTAGTAGCATAGAAGCACCCATGAATGCAAGCATAAATACTTGCACTACTGACATAATTGCTATCTGTTTCATTGGGTGAACTTCTACTACTTTTTCCACTATACTCTCGCTAGGTGAAAGGTTTACTACTTGTAATACCTTTTTTGATTTCATTTATTTACTATTTATTTTGTCTTTAGCCGTTCCAGCATATAAACCGAACCAAGCTGCGCCTGCTCCAACTATAACTGAAATCAATCCAGACTGTTCTAATGTGGGGTCTGGTAAATCCATGAACCACATTGTTGCATAATAAAGCAAGAAAATGTATACTGATAAAAATGCTCTTGGGAATATTCTCCAAGCATCTATCATATTTGATAGCCATATCCATCTTTGATATGGGTTTTCAGGTTCTCTCTCATTTTCCATTTCCATTATGGTTTGTTTTAACTCTCCAATCTCTGAAACCATTGCCATAAATTTGTTAAGGTCTATCTCAACTTCGTTACGGCTCATGTCTCCTGAGAATCGTTCTTGGTTATCTGACATTCTATGTCCTCTAATCTCTTGTTGAGGTCGTTTATTTCCTCATCAAGCTGTGCCCATATACTAGGGCTATTGGTAGCTTTCTGCTTTTCTATCAGCATATTTCTAGCCAAAGTTAGGTTGTGTATTTTATACTGAGTCACGCAACCACTTATACTCATCACTATCAATATCAATAGGTTCTACTGATGTTGTATGAATAGCGTTTGTTTGGTACTTAAACTCTCCTTCTTGGACAGCTTTTGATACCCAATTAAAAGGGTCAACAGCGTTCAGGGGTGTAGTAAATATAATCTCTACTTTATAACCCTGTTGTTGTTCTAATTCTTTTCTTTTTTCTTTCATTTCTCTACTCTTGTGCATTGTTTGAACCCATTCATCAGAGTTCTTTTGCCATTGTTTACTATTTACCACAGTATTTACAGGGTAACCCAAGAAGTTCTCTTGCTTTTTTCTCATTTTCTTGTTCTTCTACTAATTCTTTTATTCTTATGTAGGCTTCTTGTATAGATTTTTGTTGTTCTGCTACTTGTCCTTTTAGTATTTCTATCTGTTGATTTAAGGTCATCATATTTGTTTGATGCCTAACACAAAGTTTTCTGCGCAGTCTTCTGCCCATGATTCGCTATGTGTTGGATAATATTCTGTTAGTCCTGGCTTGTCCCCATTTTTCATATGAACTCCCCAATAACCATTTTCTCTATGTTTTACTACATGAGCAACTTTATCTCCCTCTAAATAGGTAGAATAGATTTTATACTCATTGTTCTGGTCTATATTTCCCATCTTTTTCCTTTAATAGTGTAAAGGCTTCGGTTATATACTCATCAATAGTCATTCCACGTTCAGCCGCCTGAGCGTTCATGGCGTCCCACATTTCCTGTCCTATTGCGTATTCCTTGCCTTCAAATTTAATTTGCAAAGAGGTCTGCCTCCGCTTGTCTGCGTCTTGTAAGTCCTTCTAAAACTTTGCCACCTGCTTTGTTCCATCTCATAAGTTGTGCAGGGACACCTGCATAATCGCCTGCATTTAACACTTTTAGTAGTGTTGAGGCTTGTAGGTTAGCTGGGCCTAAGTTGTAAACCCAAGATACTAACGCATCGAATTGATTTTGATTTAAGTTGCATGTTACTAATGTATTTATATAGTTTTCATACTCCTTTAGTTCTTCTACTAACATTTCATTTGCTGTATCTTCTGATATAACCATGCCTTGTTGCACATCTTTTGTGTGCCCATAGCCTATCGTCCATACACCTGCAGCGCATTGATAAGCATTTAATTCTAGTCCTTCAAAATGTTTTATCATTTCAAGTCCTTTGTTTCCTATTTTCATGTGTCTCCTGTAAGGTGAGCCACCCCGAGAGGTGGCTCTAGTTTTCTTGTTGCTACAATAATGGTAGCATTGCCGCATACATTGTTCCGAAACATATTGTAAACATAATAATAATTTCACAAGTTTCTCCGTCTGGGCAATATTTTTCTTTTATCGCTTTAATCGCTTGCAAACTAGCATAACGATTAAAGAATCGCTGTGCGTGTTGCATTACTTTTCTCCTAGCCTATACTTATTGTTCTAGGCTTGTCTTCATCAGGTGTATTTACCTGTAGGTTTATAACTAACATACCATTCTGAAAACTAGCATCAGATATTTCTACCCAATCACCCAATGTAAAGATTCTACTAAAGGTTTTACCACTTAATCCTTTATGGATATAGCGTTCCTCGTCAGAATCTAATTCTTGTTTTTCCATTCCCTCGATGGTAAGTTTATTCTTATGTTGCTTGATGTCGATATCATCTTTAGACCAACCTGGCAGCGCTATTTCTATTCTGTAAGCTTCTTCGCCTACTGCTACTATGTTGTATCTTGGATAGTTAGTTACAGGCGCTCTTTCAATCCTGTTTGCTAGCTCTCTATTCAAGCGATCAAATCCGACAAATAATTTGTCAAAGTCATTAAATGCAGTTAATCCTGTCATTTTCTTTCTCCATACGGCTCCTTTCGGTAGCCACTATGAGTCCCTTTCGGCGACTCGGGTTAATATAAATATGTCTAACAAAACCCGCTCACTGGTGGAAGTGAGACTCCTAACCACGCCCTCGGAATGCTTGTGTTTCCTACTCGTGCCAGACATATATGAGTTTTGTTTTCGGCAGGTCTCACAACTGCGCTAAAAATTATGTAAAACTTTTAAATTTTACTCTATTATTATATCAAAATTCATGCACAATGTCAAGAACTATTTTTCAGTCCTCATCAAAGTCTATCTGCCCGTCTGCTTTCAGATAATCTAGGGTGTGTCCGATACCTCGTCTACGCCCTACATTATACATTATATGTCCACTAGCGCAGGCAGTAAATATAATCCAAATTACTTGCCAATCCATTTCACATCTCCTTTTGGTATCACTTGATACGCGCCCTTGTTGTAGGCAGGAGCTACTGTCCACTTCTTGCTTTCTTCTACTTTCCAAGAATTATCTTCATTTTCATACTTAGTTTTACTACTAGGTTTTAGACTAGGTATTTCTTGTTTGGTATCGGCTTGTTTAAAATTTTTAGTTTTTTGTGCTACAAACTTAGGCTGTGCCTTCTTTTTGTAAGCATTAGTTTTTCTTTTGCGTCCACTCGGAGAGTAACGCATACTACCTTGTATTATCATTGTAATATGTCCACTATTTTTGTCATAAGTGCTAGTCGTCCAGCTTTCTTATTGTTATAATCTATACTGTGCCACTCTCCAAGTGTAGTGAATACTCTCTCTTTGAGAATAGTCATCTGGTCATACTTGGAAAGAGCAACAGCATCGTTTGGTGAAAATTTCCACTTTGTGAGAGGAGATACTTGTCTATTACCAATACGAATAGCTTGTTCTTCTTCAGAAATACTGAGCCATAGTTTGATAAAAGTAATATCTTGTTTGTTCTCCCACTCACAAACTTTGGACATGAACTCGTCATACTGTGCATCTGTGCACCAGCCATTCAACTTTTGAACCATAGCACGGGAATACCAACTTCGGTCAAAGAATACTATTTGATTATCGCTAGGCAACTTCTGTTCCCAACTCTCTAGCCAGTGCTCCATGTCCCAAGCATTAGGTTTGCTACTAAGGGATATAGAATACTTACTTGTTGGAAGATAGTGCGTGAGCTCACGAATAGTCCCTGTCTTGCCAGCGGTATCGCGTCCTTCTAAAATAACTGCAACTCTGCCGAAATCTTCTTCAACGATTTGATTGAGCAGAATTTGTTGTTCTTCTAATTTGGTTATGTTCATATCTTTTTTCATACATATATTATACTAAAATATCGAAGCCAAGTCAAGAAATATATTGACCCCAACTGAAAATAGTTCTTGACTTTTGCTCTCAATTTTGTTATAATACATCATATGAAAAATAATAAATGGACAGATGAACAAGTTCGCGAACTGAAGAAGCTATATGGCAATCACTCAGCCGCTGACTGTGCCAAACACTTTGGAAAGTCGG